GACGCAAGCGCGGGCGGCCCAAGGGGGCAGGAAATCTGCGCAATGGCCGCGTGTTTGATTATCTGGAAGCAATGGGTCATCGTGACCCGCTGGTGACGCTGTCGATGATCCAGACAGCAGATACACGGGTCTTGGCGGCATGGATGGGAATTGAGGCAGGGGAAGCGTTGCGCATCCAGCTAAGCGCGGCCAAGGAGATGTTGCCCTACAAATATGCAAGGCGGCCGCAGGAGGTCAACGTCAATGAACGCAAGGCGCATCTGTTCTTGACCGGAACGCTGGATGATATGGCTGGCGATAACGAGGAGACAGGCACATTGTCGATATTTGGCGATGGCATGATGTTGGATGGTGAGGAAAATAAAAATGAATAAAATCAATATCTTAACAAAACAGGCCTTGTGAGACTTTGAGAGGAAAAGTCTCACGAAAATAAAAAAACAAGCCAATTCAAGGCTTTAGGTTGATTTGGGCAGTAATAGTAAATGATGGGGCGGCGCATCGGCGGGGGCGTGTTCATGGGGGGGCGGCGTTTGTCTGGTGGCGGTGGGGGCAAAGGCGGCCTCCAAAAACGCGAGGCCGCGCCCTCCCCTATGGGGGTTGATTGTCACACACAGGAAGAAAAATTTGGCTCATTGCAGTTAACAGCGGTTGGGGTGGGGTATCATTGGGGTGTGGATGAAGGGATTTGGGTCAAGTTCAGGATAAACACAAGGATTGGGCAAGAGGCGTGGAGCGGGGCAACCGCGACAGGGAAGGCAAGAAATGGTATGAGCGCGAAATTTTCACTCCAGCATTATGAACCACCAGGTCCGATAGGGGCGGCCTTTATCAAAAATTTGGGACCGATTGATATTATCATGGGACCGGCTGGATCGGGTAAAACAGTGGCGTCAAGCTATAAGGGGCCTTATCTGGCGGGCAGATGGTTTCCGGTCTGCAAGGATGGGGTGATACGGGTCAAGGTGGCGGTCATCCGCGATACTTATCGTGATTTGGCAAGAACATGCCTGGCGAGCTGGTATGAGATGTTTCCTGAAAACCACCCCTTTACCGTGTTGCATCAAGGCGGGCAAGACCGGCCGGTCAAGCATGTGCTGGCCTTTGATTGCCTGAGGGATAACACAAAATGCAAGGTAGAGCTTACGATGGAATTTGGCGCGATAGGCGATGCCAATATTGAAACCTTTGCCAAGGGCTATGAGCTTTCTGCGGTGTGGATGAATGAATGTGATATGCTGCATGAACGCGTGCCTGGCTTGATGTGGTCAAGAACGGGGCGGTATCCGAAAGTTTCAGATATTGCTGAAGCCGAATTGGCGCGGGTGGTGGCGCCCTATCGTGCCAAGATGCAAGGGTTGGGCATGAATATTGATGATGATGAATTATTGCTGCCGCGGCTGGCCTGGGGGGATTGCAACCCGCCCGATATATCAAACTGGGTGTGCAAAACGGGCGGATTGGGAGAGGCCAAAGACAAAAACGCGATGTATAACCTCTTCCGCCAACCGGGCGGGCTGGAGGCAAAGGCAGAAAACCGTAAAGGCAAGCCGCGCTCATCTTACGAGATGGAAGCAGCAACCATGACCAACAAACAGGATATTCGCCGTTTTGTTCATGGGATGCCTGGCTATGCACAAGATGGCGTGCCGGTTTATGATGAACAATTTGCGCTGGATGTGCATCGTGGTGATGCCCCACTTGCACCCGTGGACGGTTTGCCGATTAATTTAGGGATCGATGCAGGGGGGAGCCCTGCCTGTGTGATTGGGCAATTTATGCCGAATGGCCAGCGGCGCGTGTTGCGCGAAATTTGTGCAAGCCCTGGAACGGGCCCCACACGGTTTGCGGAAATGATTTTGGAGGTGCTGCTTACCGACTTTAAGGGCTTTGCCATTAATGAAGCTTATGGCGACCCGTCAAGCTTTTATGGCGCGGATCGGGTAGCTGGAGAACTCGCCTGGATTGAGATTGTTAGCCGCGCCCTGAATGTGAATATCAACCCAACACCGTCAAATGAACCCTCACTGCGCCAAGAGGCGGTAAGGTGGTATTTGAGCGGCATGATTGATGCCAATACGCCGCGCTATCTGGTTGACCCGCGCTGTACAAGGCTGATTGGCGGTTTTATGGCGCACTATAAGCTGACCAAACAGGCTTCAATTGGGCAAACGGACAAGCTGGCGGTGGTCAAGAATGAATATTCACACATTCATGATGCCGAGCAATATGCCTGTTTGGGTCATCGTGGCCGCTATGGGGTGATTGAAAAGGCGGCCAATATGGGGCGCGGCAATAATGTGATTTCAATGACAGCCATTCAGGGAAGGACAGATTTTGATGTTTTCGCCGTGTGATATTTCTGATGGAAATTTGGGATTTGTTGTGCCAGCCCCCTTCTCAGCCGTGATGGAATTGAGCGGCAATCGCGCTTATTTGCGCCGCGCGGCCATCGCGCAACGGTTGGGAAATAAATCACTTGCCTGTTACGATAAAAGCGGGGCGGTTTTGTGCGTGGCGATGTTCAAACAATGGCGTGCCAGACGCATTGAAATGGCCCTGATGATAGGCAAAAAAGCCGTGGCACATCTGTTGGAATTGGTGCGGTATGGGCAGGAGATGCTGAGCCAGATTGTTTTGTCGGGTTTGATGGTTTTTGCCCATATCCACCCGCTCAACAAACAGGGCCAGCGGCTGGCACGACTGGTTGGCTTCAAGCCAGGGGCGTTTAAAGACAGGTCAATCTGGATACATAAGGGATAAAAATATGGGAAGTCTATTTGGTGGCAAGAGTGCCAAACGTGCACAACAAAAGGCCGAAGAGGAGGCGCGCAAATCACGCAAGATACAGGAAATCAGCAATTTGCGACAATTGGCAGAGCATCAAGCCAGAGAGGCAGAAAGTGAGCCGACCAGACGCACCCCCCGCGGGCGGGCGTTGTTTCGTGATGTTGAAGGCAATAAACGTGAAGATATATCTTAAAGGTGTTGGCAGATGGCCGAGATGATGCCAACAGTTGAAAAACAACGCAAGCGCTCAGATAAAATATGGGCAGAACGCGCCGCCTGGGATGATATCTACGCACAAGCTTATGATTATGCCATTCCGCAGCGCCGCCCGGGGGGAGCGAGCAAATCAAAAAGATTGAGTATGGCGATTTATGACATGACTGCGCCCAGCTCAGTGATGCATGGTGCCGGACAGCTTGTGCGACAATTGTTTGGACCAACACCCTTTATGATTGAGCCAGGGCCTTTGTTGAAGAATAACCTTGATGCTCAAGAGCTGGACACGTTAACAAGGCAATTGGCACTGATGCAGGCGCAAATCTATCCGTTTTTTCAGGCAGGGGATTTTGACGCGGCTATTCATGAAACGGCCATTGATTTGTTTGTTGGTACGGGGGCGATTATGCCGATGCGCGGCCCGTCAATTGAAGAGCCGTTGATTTTTGTCAATATCCCCTTTGATCAGATTGCCACTGCAACCGATGCCTGGGGACGCCAGCATTATATTTCATGGAAAACAACATTAGGGGCAGAAGAGATTGTGCGGGCCTGGCCTGAGGGCAATTTTAGCCGTGAATTTAAGGAACGCGCGCGCAATAACCCCTATAGTGAGATTGAGCTATTTCAGGATTTCCAGCGGCTTCCAGATGGACGCTGGCTATTTATGGCCTATGCGCAGGAAAACCCTGACTTTATCGTAAAAAATATCACCCTGGCGCGCCCGATTGCTGTGCCGCGCTTTTATAAGGCACCTGGTGAGCCCTATGGGAGAGGCCCGCTATTGCTGGCAATGCCAACCATCAAAACAGTGAACAAGGCGCAAGAATTAGCCCTTAAAGCGGCGGCCATCCAGATGCTTGGCATATGGGGCTTTCGTGCAGGGGGAACTTTTAACCCCGATGCGGTCAAGGTAGGCCCCGGGGTTTTTTGGCCAATGCAATCAACCGGCGGGGTGCTAGGCCCTGATGTTAGCCGCATTGACCCGGCCACGGGGCGGCTGGACGTGGCGCGCATGGTGATTGGCGGGGCACAGGAGCAAATCAGGGAAGCCCTGTTTGATACCAGACTTTCCAATGAAGGGGGAACGCCAGCATCAGCCATGGAGATAGCCGCCAGACTGCAACAAAGCGCGAAAGTCCATATTGGCGCCTATGGGCGGTTGATTAATGAAATTATGCCCGTGCTGGTGGTGCGCACGATTGAAATTTTGAACGAATGGGGGCTTGTTCAAATGCCGTTGCCACTTAACCCGCTGCTCTATTCAATCAATGTTGTCTCACCGATGGCCATGGCCATGAAGGCAGATGGGCTGGTGGCCGCAACCAATTATGCGCAATTGGTGATGCAGATTGCCGGACAGGAACAATTTGCCCGCTTTGTCCATCTTGACCGCTTTGTAGCGCGTGCCAGAGAGGCTTTACTGGTTGACCCTGATATAACGCCAACCCGCCAAGAAGTGGCACAGGCTGATGAGATGCAACAGCAACAGCAGGCTTTGAATGCGATGATGACAATGGGCGAGGCCGCCGCGCCGCAATTGGCGCGCGCCCTGGTGGAAGGAGCAGGTGAATGAGCGAGCCTTATAATCCACGCCGTGAGGTGTTTGACAGTGAGAAAATGCTGGAGATGAGCGATGGCTGGCTTGAGCTGGATGAATTGTTGAAAAAAATGACCGGCGGGCAAGGTTTCAGCTATCGGCCAAAAGATGAGGATTTGAAAAATTTCTGGTTGCTATGGCGCTCAATTGATGGGCGGCGATTGATTGAATGGTGGTTGGATATGACCCTTCGCGCCCCTTATCCACCAGTGGGGAATGATTTTCAGGAAGCCGCCCTTGCCGCCGCGAGATTTGGCGCACGCGCGGCACTCGGAGAGGTGATGCTGGAAGCCCTGGCAGAAGGCAAAAGGCTTTATGAAAATAAAAATCAAGGAAATATGGAATGAATGATGTGACGGATAATAACGGATTTGTTGCCGATAATGTGAATACTTCACCGCTTACCCCCGCTAGCCCCAAGAGCGGTGAAGGGGCAGTGATGGCGGGGCAAAATGCTTCTCAAGGGGGTGTGTCCTCCTCCCCACAAAACCTTGAGAATCCCCCGCCATCACCTGCCAACAAAACATTGGGCAATCCCTTACTGGCCAATAATGGATTGGGCAATCATGCGCCACCAAATGGGATTGAGCCCGCACTGATTGGAGCAACCGACAAGGAAACGATTGAGCGATTGAGTGAGGCTTTACGCGATGCCAAAATGCGGCCGCTTATGGTGATTTTGCGGGCGTGGAATTGCCTGAGACGATCAAAGAATATGTGGCAGGATTGCGCGATGACCCGATTTTTAAATCAGCCGCCATGGCCGCACAAAAACATGGGGTTTCGCGCGCGGCGATGCAGGAAATTGTCACCAATGTTTATGCTTCAGCGGCGGGAAATGGTTTGTTGGAACCGCCCATTGATATTGACGCTGAGCGGATGGCGCTGTTGCCAGAAGGCTATGCCAACCAGCCAAAGGCCGCGCAAGATGCCGCAATTGATGCGAGATTGCAGGCCAATGTCGATTTTCTCTCCCTGATGGTCAGGAATGGTAAATTTGACCATGAGACGGCAGAATATGTGGCAGGGATGCTGATGGATACGGCCCGGGGCAATAAATTTTTGGAATTTGTGCGCAATCAGGCAACCGGGGGGCAGATGGCACAACCTTTTGGCAATCAGGCTATGCACAATGGGGGCAACAGCCAAAGTGCCTTGCGCGAGGCTTTGGCGCGGGTTGAAGCCAAGAGGGGAACAAATGAATGGGATGTTCAGGAACATGAGGCGATTATGGCGCGTTATCGCAGCCTTTATGGAGATTGAGGGGAGGTTTCGCATTTAACAGCGCGCCAATTGCGCGATAATAGACCAGGATTATTCTAGAATAAGGATTGACGATAATGCAACAGGCACCGGCATGGTTTAAGGAAGTCATCAAGGACAAGATTAATATTCTCTATCAAGCCAAGGGCGGCTTTCTTGATGGGACGATGGTGATGGGGGATACACAGGCCAATACAGTCAAATTCCCGATTATCGGGCGGCTGGAAGCGATGGAAATTACCGGCTCAATTCAGCCGGTGCAGGCCTCTAACGCTGATATGTCCACCGTGCAGGTGAGCATGAAAGATTTTGAAGCCTCGGCCTGGATTTCAACAAAAGACAAATATAAGATGGGTCCGGCTGAACAGGATGCCGTCGCGCGGCTGTTGACAATGGCCATCAAAAGACGCGCAGACAAAATCAAGCTGGAAGCATTGGCCAGTTTCAAGCCCGGGGCGGCTGATGTTGGTTCAGCCACGACAGTGATTGATATTTTGCCACTGGAAGAGGCGCGGGCTTCTATTGCCGCGGCGGGCCCGATGGATGATGATGAATTTTTTTGCCCGATGCCAGAACATCTTTACGCACAATTGTTGATGTATAAGGAATTTTCCAACGCGCGTTATGTGGGGGCAGAAAATGCGCCCTTCTCCAAACCGATGCGGGGGACGGCGCGCACGATGCGCGGGGTGCATTATTTTACCATGCCGGATGAATATTTTTTTGATGTGAGTGCGCCGCGGCCAGCCAGCGTTGATATCTATATGTGGGCAAAATCAGCCATGGGCGCCGAAACGCCATGGAACAAACAGGCACCAAGCTTTACCGAACATCCTGATAGGGAGGGGACGCCGCTTTTGGGCAAGGTTGGTATGGGTGGGGCAGCGATTGGCATTATGAAAGAAGGGGTGAAAAAACTGACCTTCAAGAATGCGACAACGCTTGAACGACCAGCGGTGCTCACGACAACGGTTTAAAAGAGTGTGATTTGGGTTTGAAAGAGTGTGATTTGACAAGATAAAACAGGAGTGCTGAACAATGGCTTTTAACAGACGTGTATTCACCCGAATTGTGGTTGTGCCGGTTGAGAGCGGGCGCAATTTTACCCGCTATGCTTATGCAACCGATGACCCCAAGGCACAGGTGCTGGCCGCAGGATATTTTAATGAGTTAAGCAATGTGGTGAAAAAAAATGACCTGATTGACGTGGTGGCTGACCATCAAGGCGCGGGTGATTTGGTCACCGTGCGGGTTGGCAATGTGGTGCAAAATGGTAGTGTGAGCGTGGCGGCTTTGTGAGGGTAAACTGGCATGAATGACAAGGTCTCACTCATCAACAGGGCTTTGATGCTGCAATTGGGGATGCCCGCCATCTACTCCCTTGGGGGAGATGATGCGATGGAGGCGGCTTGTGAAGCGGCATGGGATGAGACCTTGTCCCATTGCTTCAGCCTGGCAGATTGGAGCTTTGCCAGACGAACAATGGAATTGGTGGCAATGAGTGAGCGGCCGGACAATGGCTTTGCTTACGGTTTTAAATTGCCTGGCAACAGGCTTGGCCAGGTGCTGAAAGTGCTGCATGACCCACGCTCCAGTAATGGGGTGGTGCGTCATTACACAATTGAAGCTGATGGGCTTTATTGCGATTATGAACATATTTGGGTGCGGTTGCGGATGTTGGTTGAGCCGCAATATTGGGATGGTGCTTTTCGCTCAGCTTTTGTGGTGGCACTGGGGGCAAAGCTGGCCATTGCCTTAACCCAAGATGAAGAATTGGCAGCCCAAAAGACGGTGGAAGCTTTTGGCACGCCTGCACAAGGCGGGGCGGGTGGTTTATTTGGCCGCCTGATTGCGCAGGATAGGGCGCATGAGCCGCTGGGGGCGGATCTTTACTGGCAAGACCCATTAACACAAGCACGCTGGGGATGAAGATATGGTTGCCCGTCAAGCCAGCCGTACCTCATCTTGCAATGCGGGGGAGCTTGACCCGCTCCTGGCAGGGCGCCCTGATGTCAAGCAATATTATTCTGGTGGGTTAAAATTTAAAAATGTTGAACCCGTACCGCAATCAGGCTTTCGGCTGATGCCGGGGTCAATGGATGGCGGTGTGGTACGCGGGCGTCTTGGTAGTCTTGAGGGGGTAAATTATGACGGGGCACAAGGTGATATTGTCTGGCAGGGGGGATTTGCACCGCAAAAACTGGCGGTGGCAGAGGTGATTGATATTGCGACAGGGGTGCCTGGACAAGTGCAATGGGAAGTGCTGGTTGATGGGGTATGGTGTGCGTTTGGGGCGGCGTTTTTTATTGATGGCTTTGGCCGTAACCGCTCAGTGGGGGTGGCACCCGGGCAGGCTAAATTGATTGGGGCGGCCAGGCTGCGCCGAATTGATGGGGTGGGCAGTGTGAATATGGGTGGTGTGAGCCTGTTCAAGGAAGAGGCAGAACAAGACCGGCCGCGTTATTGTGCCTTGAGGATGGAACAGGGGCTAAGTTATCTATTTTCTTTCCAGGCGGGATTTTGTGACATATGGCGGGGCAAAAAATGGGTGGCGATCTTGCGAATGGCACCGTTGCAACAGATGTATTTGCCAGATATTGATTTTTATGCTGAAGGGGCAACGGTTGGTATTTTTCATGAAGATTTGGAGAGTTTGCGCATCCGCCGCGCCGGAACAGATGCTGAATGGGTGCTGGATAAATGGCCCTATGAAGCAATGCCCGAGGTGGATTATGGCGGCGCCTACCCCAAGACAAACGATATATGGAAGGTGATGCTGCGCGCGATTGATGCTGGACAATGGGCTGCCCATGGCGGGTTTGGCCTTGATTTGACAGTCAATGGTGAGCGGGCGCGAACCGTGCGCTGGGGTGGTGATTGGGGGGCATTTGCCCATCAAGTCAAGCTGGCACTGGAAGATCTGCCCTCATTACGCCCAGGGATTGGTGTTGGCACATTTGGCCATGCGGGTGATGCGGTTGAATTAACAATTGAATTTGGTGGACAGAATTCTGGCAGGGAATATCAATTTTCCTGCCTGGTGGGCAATACGGCCAATGTCTCAGCCCTGCCCTCACATACACAAATTGGCAAGACGGGGGGTGAGGCACTTTTATCAAATGCCCGCGGTTGGCCAGGCACATGTGCCTTGATGCAAGACCGATTGGCCTATGCGCGCATCAAGGGGCAGCCAGCAGCGCAATTATTGAGCGAGGTGGGGGAATATTTTCGGGTTAATATCAAAGCAACGGCTGATAGTGCGGCGCGGCTTGACCGGCTGCGCAGCCAGACGGGGGAAAAAATCCTGCGGGTCAAGGAGAGCAAATATTTTATGGCCTTTACCAATGAAGGGGTTTATTTTGCCTCCAACCGGGTGATTAGCCGTAATGAACCTTTGAATTACATCAATGCTTCTGAAATTGGCATTCGCCCCAATACGACGCCGGTTGATATGGAGGGGTTGCTTTATTATGTCTCCAATAATGGCAATCAGGTGCTCTCCCTTGTTTATGATGATGTTTCAACCGTTTATAATGCACGGGTGGAAACGCTTTTATCATCCCACCTTGTGGAGCGGATTATCCGCAATGTGCGACAGGTGGGAATGCAATCAACCGATGCATCGCGGCTGTGGCTGTTGCGTGAAGATGGGCGGCTTATCTGCGCCAATGTCATTCGCGATCAGGAAATTATGGGTTTGTGCGAATGGGTGGCGGCAGATGGGGGCAAAATCCGCGAAATTATTGTGGATGGGGATAATGATGTTTGGGCCTGTGTTGAACGGGGGGGACGATTGCGCCATGAATATATGAAAGAGGGGCAATGGCTGCAACAGGCGGTTGAAACAACAACCGATGAGGCGGGGTGCTCAAGCGGGCTGGAATTTGAAGATGGGGCGCAAATCTGGGCAGTCGCGAGCGGCCATGTGATGGGCCCCTATTCTTGTGAGGGGGGTAAAATCACCCTGGATAAAGCATGGCAGCATGTGACAATTGGCCGCTGGATCGCGCCGCTTTATCAGAGCATGCCGCATGTGCTGATAACAGATGATGACAAGATTATACGCCGCCCCGGGCGCATCCATACGGTGCAAATCCATATTCTTGCAACAACATCACTGGCGGTGGGCGCCAATGGCAGCCGGTTGAGCGAGGTAGCACTGTTGGAAGCCGGAGATAAGCAGGATGCGCCGCTTGCCCCCAAGAGCAAACCGTTGATTGTGGCTGGCTTGATGGGCAGGCAAGTGGATACAACATTGGTGATTAGCCAGCTGCGCCCGGGAGCCTTACAGGTGCGTGATTATTCTTGTTCAGAAAAATTGTGAAATGTAAATCAGGAATAAAGTGATGCAATTATTTGCCGGAATTGGTGGTTTGCTGGGCGGTGGTGGCATGGCCGCGGGGGGTGCGATGATGGGTGGGGCAGGCATTCTTAGCACGATCTTACAAGGAACAGCCACCGTTATGGGGGTGATGTCATCCATTCAGGCGGGCAAGCAGGAAGCGGCCGCCCTGAATCTGCAAGCGCAAGATGCTGAGCGTGAACAGGCACTGGAGACACTACAGGGGATTGACCGGCGTCAATCCATCAAAAAAGCCATGAATGAAACACAAGGGGCGATCAATAATGCCTATGCAGCCAGTGGGCTTGATTTATCATTTGGTACGGTGGCGCAGGCGCGCCAAGAACTCTATCGCGATGCAGATTATGAAACAACAAAAGATGTGGGTACGCAACTCACGCGCAATTTGCGCCTGTCTGAACGCGCTGCCAATTACCGCGCGGCGGCCAAACGTGCCAAACGCGCTGGTGTGGTGAATGGGTTGATTGGCGGTCTGCAGGGGGCGGTTTCCATTCTGGATAGATTTCCCAAAGGGGGGCGATAAAAATGGCCAATAAACGCGCAGAACCGCTAAGCTATCGGCCCTTTCAGGCCAAAGGGGCGATGGCAGAGGGATTATTGCCGGTGGCCCGTCCAGGGCTTGAGAGTGATATTGAACAGCGGCTGGCGCAGGGATGGTTTCGCCTGGCTGGATTATTGGGTGAAAAGGCAGACCAACAAGTCACGGCCGCTTATGCTCAACAAGGGGTGAAAGATGCGTTAAACACTGCGCCCGGGCAGGTGGTGATTGACGGGGGTGGCAAGACGGGCATGAGCGCGGGGTTGAATGCGGGGGGCAAAAGCGCGCCGCGTAGCGTGCAAGCTGGGGCGCAGCCCTTGAAAACGAGCGATCCGGTGGCACAAGGATTAGAGCCGCATCAGATGGCTTTTTTGAATGCGGTGGCGGGTGGTGAAAGCGGTGGGCGCTATAATATCCGCTATACGCCCCAAGGCGGGGTTTTGTTTGATGATTTGTCGAAGCATCCGCGCATTCTGGAGCCCACCAAGGGGGGCAAAAAAAGTTCAGCCGCCGGACGTTATCAATTTACCGCCACAACATGGGATGCGCTGGGGGGTGGTGAATTTTCACCAGAAAATCAGGATTGGCGCGCCTGGCAACTGGCAACGCAGGTTTATAGAAAAACAACGGGCCGCGACCTTGACGCTGATTTGAAGAGGCAAGGCTTGACGCCAGCCATTGTGCAAGCTTTGGGCAATACATGGGAAGCCTTCAAACATGGGGCAGATAGACATATTGCCACTTATCAGGCGAGTATGGAACGCTATCGCAAGGGCGGTGCAAAAGCACAAAAAGTGGGGGATGGTGACGATGTGAGTGCCAAGAGTGCGGTTGGTGCACCAGCGATTGAACCGGTGGTTGAGCCGGTGGCGGCGCGGCCAAGCATGAGGGTAACACAAGCGGGCAAATTCAAGCAGCTACCGGGAACAAGTGTGGCAGCGCGTGCTTATAATGCTGCTGGCACCCGCACCTATTTGCAGATGCTGGATGTGGCGGTGAAAGCCGATATCATGAACCTTTATGACAAATTCGGCCATGACCCGGCCGAATTTGATAAAGGCTTGGCGGCGTTGCAGCTCTTGCATAAAAGTGACCATGCTATTCCCGATGAAATACTGGGCGATTACCAAGCGGCCTTTGCCAGGGCAGCACTGCCGTTACAAAGACAGGCGCGGCTTGATGAGCAAAAGCGAATAGAGGCGCAAAATCTTGCCGATTTCAACGCCCGCACGCGCGATTTGGAGACAGAACGCAGCAGGCGTCTGGCGGCAGTGAGCCTGGATAATGAATTGGGAATTGATAGCCTGATGGATATGCAGGCGAGCCTTGATGAGCATTATGAGGCGGGCGTTTTGCATGGGGTGCTAACGCCGGTGCAGGCGGATGCAGCCAAGGCCTTGTCGAGGCGGCAGGCGGCTTTGAGCTTTTATGACAAGCAGGCGCAAGGCAAAAGTGCTGCCGAGATTGAAGCCATGCGCAAGGAAATGGCGCGTGATTTTGCCCAAGGCAGGCTTGCCCATCTTGACGGGGAAGGCTGGCAGATTCTGGATGGGAGGCTGGCGGCAGCGATACAAAAGGCGCAAACGGGGGCCAAAAAACAAGCCTCTGATTACGCGCAGGAAGGGGTGAGCCTGCTGGCACGGCTGGAGGCCGGTTATGAATTGGATGAGGGGGAGCTCAGCGACTTTGCCTTAAAAGCAGCCAGCGTGCCAGAGGGGGATAGGATCCGCGATCAGACGATGGCGAAAATTACCATTGCGCAGCGCATCGGCGATATGGGGCTGCAACAGGCCAGCGATTATGTGCGAGGGCTGCGTGATGAGATGGGCAAGGCCCCAAGCGCAGAAGAGATAGAACTTTATGAATATGCGGCGGGGAGCTTGGAAGGAATGCGGAAAATGTTGAGGGAGGACCCGCTAACTTATGCGCAAGCCCAGGGAGTGATTGAGGAATTGGCGGGCATTGATGAAGAGTTGAGTGTGGGCGGGTTGAACGAATTGGTCAAAGAGCGGGTGGTAGCAGGCAAATTGGTAGGGGAACATTATGGCGTGAGGCCGCGCTTTTTTAAACAGGGCGAGGTGGAGATGTTGGGAGAGATGATGGCCAAGGATGCGCATCAAGGCGCCGTTTTGGCCGCGGCGATTGTTGATGGGGCGGGTGGTGATGTGCGCGCGGTTTTAAGTGAATTTGGCGATAAGGCACCGCAAATTTTGGCTTCCGGTGCCATTCTGGCGATGGAGGGTGACGCGCAGGCGGCGGTGGATGTGCTGGCTGGATGGGGCAGCAGGAATGAAGAAGGCAAGGCCTATCAAACCATCCCCTATTCTGAACGGCAGGACTATGAGCGTGAAATGTTTGGGGCGGCGTTGGATAATCTTGATGAGGGGGAGCACACACGCATAACGGGGGCAGCGCAGGCGATTGCCAAAAGGCGGATTTATGAGCAGGGCATTGAATTGAAAGAGGGTGGTGGCAAAGAGATTTACAGCCAAGCCCTGCAATTGGCGGCCGGACAGGTGAAGATTGGCGAACATGATTATGGTGGTTTTGTGCGCGTGAAACAGGGTTGGTTTGGCGGGGGTGGCTTTCCAGTTTTGGTCGATAGCGGTTTGCGCGCTGACCGGTTGGAAGATTTATTTGCCGCGATCAAACCAAGCGATTTTGCCGATGATGACATCAAGCCGGTGCGCGATGATGGAAGGGGGCTGCCCGATGGGGCTTTTGCGGCGCGCTATCCGGTAGCGGTTGAGGGGGGGTACCGATTTTCAGAAACAGACCCACGTGGGGGCGCGCCAGAATGGGTGAAAGGCTCCGACGGGCAGGTTTTTGTGTTTGACCCCTATAAATACAAGGATGTGCTGATGGCACGTGTTCCTGGAGCGTTTCGGCCATGAGATCAATTTTTGGAAAAACAAGAGAACGTTATCCCGTGGTGTTTGGTGAGGGGGCGGATGATGAACGCTCTTTTTCCCCTCTTTGGCTTTGGCGGCTATAGCGAGCGGGAAAAGCAAGCCGCCCAGGCTTTAAGTGATGCCGCCTATGACAAGGAGATGTTAACGGAAAGTTTTATCACCTCAGGGGCATTGACGGCGAAAATGTGGGAAGAGCGGCTGGAACGGATCAAGAAATTAACGGGGGTGAGCGTCGATAACCCGTGGGAGCAAGCGCGCGGAAGCCCTATGTGGAGCCCAAAACTGGCACAAGAGAACCCCGATTTGCACCCGCGTGATTGGGGCAGCCCCGTTTCACGTTATGAAAGGCATTATGTCAAAAAATATCAGCAACAATTGGCCGCTCTCGCCGAGCAATATCCCGAACATGCGCAAGAGTTAAAACACTATGGAGAGCAAGCCTCCTCTTACCTTAACCCATTTACGCAGGAAGAGCGGCTGGCGCGCGGCGCAAAAGCGCAAGAGGACTACCTGACAGCCCTAGCCTCACCCTATTTGAGTGACTGGCAGCGGCAAAAGCGCGTGATGGCGGGCTCTTTGGCTGGAATGATGAATGACCCGATCAATACCGCCAGTATGGGATTAGGTTTTGGTGCCGCCGCCAAGGGAGGCAGTGTTTTGGCCAAAATAGGGCGGGTGATGCTGGCCGAGGGCGCTATTGCTGGTGGGGTAGAGGCGGCACGCCAAGCGGCAACCTATGGTTGGAAGCGTGATGTTGGCATCAAGGTGAGTGTGGGGCAATCTTTAGGGGAAATTCGTGATCAGGCCGTGATGGGCGGCGTGTTTGGCGGGGCAGTAACCGGCATCGGTGCCGGATTGGCAAAATTGTTGGCCAAGCGTGGTTTGGCCAAGAACAAGCAATTTAACGACGCATTGAGCCGCGTGCTGGAGGGCAACCCTTCAGCGCAGGATAATAAGCTGGTGGCAAAAGGGCTTGGCGTTGAGGTTTCTGACTTGGAAGCGCGGCTGATGAATGTGGCTGAAGAACAGGCGGTGATAGAGCGGGCAGCCTATGGGGATGGTTTGAGCACTGTGGTGGTGGAGGCTGACCGGATAGGCGCGGTGGAAGCGGCGGCGCGTGAGTTGGAAATGGGTGGATTGGCAAACAAAACCGTGCCAGATGCCGAGCTCGTGGGAAATTTTTACGGCGCGGATTTTGCGCCACCAAGACGCGGCGATGTG